AAAAAGAGGATTGTTGTGAATTAACATCTTCTTTGTCTGATAAAAAGTACATATTGTGTTTATCTTGTGTACGATTTTTTGACTACTTCTTAAATCACCCAAAAACTTTAAGACAAAAAAATAAAAAGTAGTGAGGAATCTAATAATTGGGGTATTACTTAGTATACTTGGGCAAGTATTAGCATTTTTCCAACTACAAGGGCCAATTAAGTACGTTTGGTTAAAAAATAACACTTGGTTTTCAGTCCTGATGGGAATACCCATATCATACATATTTTTAATTTCTATAAGTAATTTGGTTAGGGCGTATGATGGTGCGTTATGGCCAAGTAGAATTATAGGATTTTCAATAGGTACAATAATGTATGGTATAATGGCTAAACTAATTTTTGATGAAAAAATTTCATCTAAAACGGGGATATGTTTAAGTTTGGCGGTTTTAATAATCTTGATACAAGTTTTCTGGAAAGAATAATATTTATTCTATATGAAAAAACTATTAACTGAAGGCGGAATACGTAATATTAACGAATTATCTAAAAGATACAAAAAAGCGAAAATTTATTTTCATATGGACTTAGATGGTGTTACAACCGCTTTGGCTATGAAAAAATATTTGGAAGATAACGGCATCAAAGTTGTTGAATCAGAAATTATACAATACGGAGATAAAGAATTTTCAGTTAGAAAGGCCGATGCTCATGGGGAAGTTATGCCAGTGTTAGTAGATTTTGCACATGGTAAACCAATGTTTATTGTACATACGGACCATCATGATAGACAAGCGGGAGCCGAGGATACAGGGTCTAAATCATTTAGACAAGCTCGTTCAAATGTTGAAACTTTATCTCAAATAATACCTGCAAATGAAATTTTTACACCTGAAGATGTTTCAACAATATCTATGGTCGATAGTGCTGATTATGCTTCTAAAAATATCACACCTAAAATGGTGATGAACTACGTATTTAATTTTGAAAAAGACAAATCCGCCAAAGAAAATAGAATGATGTTGGGGTTGGTAACTAACAAATTATTGTTGGCATTTAAAAACAAACCCAATTTTCTTGAGAATTTAGTTATGACTGCAAAACCGTCAATACTCTCAATATTTAACATAATTAGTAAGGTAGTAAAAGAAAAAAACTATCCATCATCATCTGAGTTAGAAAAGAATAAAGAAGGATATATTAAATCAATGAAGAGTAGTCCAAACGTAAAAGTTGAGGACGGAATAATTGTTCAATATGGTGGTGGTAGTATGATAAAGGCCGGTTCATACGATAGGTACACTCCATTTGAAAATAATCCTGACGCCGACTTTTTGGTTATTGCTTGGCCATTAGGTTTATTACAAGCGTCTTGTAATCCATTTAAAAAAGAAAGAGAATTAAAAGGGGTAAATCTTGGTGAAATTGCTCAAGAAGTTTTGAGTAAATGGGAAAGTAAATTAAAAGATAGAGTTATACCACTGTCAACAATTAAGTGGATTTCGGAATCTGATAAATCTTTTGGAGAGCAATCAGTAGGTTTTACATTTAAAGATTTTGCTGCAATTTACGGTGAAAAAATGATGGACATTGATAATGGTATGGAATATTTGGGTATTATAAAAGACCTAATGTCAAAACCATTTAAAAGTTTAACAGACCAAGAAAAAGAATTATTAGATAAATTGGGTGTAACTGCTTGGGACATAATACAGGCAAATTCTGGTGGTCACAAATGTATTACTAACATTTCAGGTTTAAATTTCTTTGGTAGAAGTAAAAGACCACCTGAAGGGAAATACAGTAAACCTGCGGATAGTGAAGACGCGGCATATGTTAAATTCTTAAAGACATTACAAAAAGAATTCGTACAAAAATTACAAGAAAAAATTAAAGAATCTAAATCGGTAAAATAATTTTATCTCCGACATTTATTTTATTTTTGTGACAATATCCTGAAGGTAATTCTAATACGTAATTACCTGATGAGCAATATCTTGGACAATCTTCAGAGTTACATTTTTCACATGAGTTAAATATCTTAACGATTTCAAATTTTTCATTTAGAAATAAAATGTCTAAATCAATTATACAATCTTTCATCCAAAAACAATCGTAATCATCACCAATTAAAAATAACATACACCCAAACCCATCAAAAGTTTTGTTTTGCATACCTTCCATTTTTTCTTTTGGTGTTGAACAAACCTTACATGTTAATTTTTTACCTTTAAGTGAAATTTTCATATTATATAAATAGATTGATTTTTTATTTGATTGTAGTATTTATAGTATATTGAAATGTTATGAGTAAAAAAATTAATATAAACGAATCCGAAAAAGAAAGAATCCTCAATTTACATAATGACCCATCTTTAAAAAGAAAATTATTTGAAACTGAGGTACCTGAAACTTTAACTCCTGAAACTCTTAAGCCAAGAACTAAGGATGAATTTATGAAAGTTTTTAATATGGGACAAAATTACCCATGTTCATTCCAACACGGACATTTTAAAGTTGATGACACTCAATTAAATGCTCCTGATAAGGATGACTTTGAAATAAAAGATGGTACTACAGGAAACGTTTATCACGACGCGGTTAAAGTTTATTTCAAACCAAATCCGTCCTTTGAAGGACACAAACCTGTTGCGATTGTTTTATTTTAAAACTCTATTTGTTCTTCAAATAATACGTGGTGTTCGTAATCTTCTTCGTTAATACCTATTGATAATTGAACCAAGTTGTCATCGGTATATATTTCAAAATAACCCTGAGAACCTTCATTTATTTCCCATCCTCCATAATTTGATTCTAACATGTTATAAAGAAAATCACTAAAGGATGCCGGCATTTCCACTTCTATATCTCCATTACCTAATCCACGTTCATTAATATATCCACTATCACCACCTCCGTCGAAATCTACTTTAATGGTTCTAATTCCTTCTGATTTCCACTTGGTAATCTCCTCAATCATTTCTTTATCAGTAATTTCTTTTTCATTACCATAATCTCTTGTATTTGTGATAGATTCTCTATCCTCAATAGATAATGATTGATTTTTAACTGTATATCTAACATACATACTGTGATTATTATCCCAATCTATGTTATCCCAAATTGACTCATTATTTACAACTACTTCATATAATCTTTCAAAAAAATTTGTTAATTTTACGGGAACTTTTGGTTCAAATGTTCCATGGACGTATGGATGAAACCAACTAGAGTCAACATCTCCCCCAGCATTAACGTAGAACTCTGCGGATATGTATTCCCCACCTTCACTTTTTAACCAAAAATGAAGTAATTTAAATAATTTTTTATTTTCAGGATTTGATATAAATTCTTGTAAAGTCATACTGATAAATATTAATCATTTATTTCTAATTCTAATGTTCTTAACATCCACATAGGTTTTTTTTCATTTTGGATTGCGTCAATCCATTCTTTCGCAGTTGGTATGTACCCATTACAATCTTCTTTAACATGTTGTTCTCCGACATACCTCGTATATACTACAATATCATCACTATTAATAAATGATGGACCAAACCTTTTTTCCATTTCAAATATACCCTCCGAATGATGTCTAAACATTCTATGTGTAGAATGTCCGCACCAAGCCTTGGTTTCATCTAACCATTCATGTAAATGAATATAGTCTTCCCATTTACCTCCAAATTTCTTTACTGAACTTTTTGCATGTAATATTGGATGTGCCATTATTTTTTAATTGATGTTGTTAATACGTAATCTGTGTCTAAACTTAAAAATTTCCAAGCATCTAAAATCAAAATTTCTAATGCTTCAGGAAATATCTCTATTGATAAATCATAGTCAGTAGGAATAAGTACTACTGACATATGAATTTTTTTTAGTTGTGTTGAATATCCCATTGTATCAATAACAATAGTTGAACCTGTACCAAAAAAAGAATCAATATCTTTTTTATATAATTTATTTATTAATTTTTCAAAGTATTGATTCATTATATTTATAATAATATGACAAACGAACAAAAAGCTAAAGTTTATATTAAAGGATTACGTAAATTTTTAGATAAAATCCCAAATCTTATAGAGTATAAAATATTGGATGAAAATCAAATTTATGAGGCTATTGTTAATAATAAAGATAAGTGGTTTTGGAGGGTCGATATTGTTATAGAATACTATATTGAAATGGATAAAAAAGAAGATTCTAATTGGGTCGGAAATCTACACAAATATGTAAATTTACTTTCAAAAAGTTTAGAAATTGAAAATATAATTTTACCTGATATTACTTTTAAGGCGGAAGTTAGGACATAATATAATACCTTAACTCCAAAGTATTTATTCTATCATTGTAAACAAGTTTAATAAAAGATTTTATGTGAGTTCTTATTTCTTTATAATATGACCCATCTAAATATTTTACAAAATACTCGGATAGGTACCCATCACTTGTTTGTATGATATCTAAAAGTGTTAAATTAGAACCTGTCATTTTTAAAAATGTAGGTAATTTAATTTTTACTTCATAGATAACGTCTAATTTATCATCTTTTTTATCTACGGAAATCAAGTTTGCATCCTCCAAAAAATCATAATTTTTTAGTAAAAACTTTTTTATAGTTTTTTGAAGAATGTCAAACTTGTCCATAGTGTTAATAATAATAAATAAAAAATTATTTATCTACCTTGTCCTCGGTAAGCTTTTTTGTAATTTTTTGACCTTTTATTATTAGTCATTTTTTTAGAAAATCTACCAGATTTTTTCACACCGAAAGTAACCTTACTTGATGTGCCCCCTTTTGATACTTTTGCTGCCATTATATATTATTTGCCAATAAGTATTTCATTATTTTATATTTTATGAATATTTATCTTAAAAGAACTTAGGTTCATAAATTTTAAACCCAAATTAATGGATAGTGATGACTTGGAGACAAATATTTCACAGAAATGTTGCAACATATTGTCTAATGGCTGGAATGTTTTTCAACCCTTTAGGATTCGACATCATTTTCAAAATGATTTTAGATGCTACGAATTCTTATTGGATTACCACAGGTATTTTTTATGGTATATCTCTATCATTTTTTGGATTATATTTTTTATTTCGTAAAAAACAATGAAAAATTCAATTAGTAACGTGACTCCACAAAAAATTTCTGAGGGATTAAATTACCATTTAGATAATAATATTCCAATTACTGAAAATGTTTTTAGACCTCATTCTCAATCATTTTTTAATTTAATTAATGAAGTTAGAAGTTTATATATGAATGACCAAATTTCTTTAGATGAAGAAGAAATTGAATTAATTGAGACTGAAATTGGTAACACAGCAATCTTACAAGATGGTACTGAAGTTTATTTGGACATTCCATTATCTGAGGAGTTTTTAAATGAAGCGGAATATAACGGTAAAAAAGTTGAACTTGGGAAACCAAGAAGAAATACAGGTGGAGGTAAAAAATATGTTGTTTACGTTAAAAATCCATCTACAGGAAGAGTTAAGAAAATATCTTTTGGTGACGTTCATGGAGGGTTAACTGCCAAAGTTTCTAATCCAAAAGCTCGAAAGGCATTTGCTTCAAGACATAATTGTAAGTCTAAAAAAGATAGAATGACTGCTGGTTATTGGGCGTGTCGTTTAAACAGATTCGGTCACTTGTGGGGTGGTAAAACTTATCCAGGGTATTGGTAATATATGAAACCTTATATAGATTCTGAGATTACTGAAAATTCTAAAATAAGAGTATTCAACTCTGAAGTTGATTCAGGTGAATTACATTGGCATAGAGACCGAGAAACACGATTAGTTGAGGTTATTGAGGGTGATGGATGGTTTTTACAATTAGATAACGAATTACCCGTTGAAATGATTAAAGGTGGTAAATACACAATCCCTGAAGGTATTTATCATAGAACAATAAAAGGGACAAGTGATTTAAAAATAAAAATCGCATTTATTAATGAGTGAGAATATTTTAAATAGAATTAAATTATTAATAGAATATGACACAAGTAAAACTTTGTCTGAAAATTCATTAATAATTGAACAATGGATATATGAAAAAAAACCAAAAGGAGGTTACACATTAAAAAATGGACCTTACCAAGGACTAAAGGCGTCTGATATTTTCCCAAATTTAAATTCTAAAACGTACCCAAAAGAATTGGATGATAATAGACAACCAATATCAACCACACCATTACCATCTTTTCAGAAAAAAGATTATACCCCAAAACAAGATTACAATCAATTTACAGACCCTAAATCTAAATGGAATAGAGACCGAGCGGCTAAAGTTTTAGGTGTAGCATCCGACAGAATTGTTTGGGACCCAAATGTAATGAGGACCCAACCTGAATATATTGATAGCAAAGGGATTCACCGACCACCTCCTGTTAAAACAGGTGGATGGGTTAAAATGACTGCAGAAAATATTGGTTTAAGAGGAACCCCGTTTGGGTTTCATCCTAGCGAATATCCTGAATACAAAAAAAGAAAAAAGGAATTAGATGAATTTTGTCAAAATTCAAAAACAGGAGTTTTCAATAACAATAAGTTGGAGTGTGACGCAAAATATGAAGCGTTAAAGAATGAATATTATCATTCTGATTTTCCTTATGGTATAACTAAACAAGAATTTTTAGATTGGTCAAAAGGTCAAAAAGATATAGACAACCAAAAAAAGAAAGAAATATTGGCGGTTAAAGATGGGATTAGAGGACTTTATCGTAATAACGATTATGTTGATGAAATGGGTCTTCCTAAATCAGATTATTTTATGACCTTTCATAATGAATTGGTTAGAGGTTCTGAAAATCAAATGGTTTCAAGTAAAATTAGTCAGTATAATGAATTGTCAGACATATTGGATGCTGTTTATGAAAGAAACCCAAAAGCAATTGAAAGATTAACACAAAGTGATTTAGATAAATTTTGGGAGAAGTGGGGTGGTGTGGTTGAAATAATAATTTACGTGGTATTACCCGCACTATTGACTTGGGGAGCATCATTAGCAGTTAGTGCCGCAGGACTTGCAATTACAGAAGGGGCTCAAATAGTGAGATTAGTCACAGTACTTGCCGAATATGGAATACCAGTTGCCATTGGTACGACAAAATGGATTAAACAAGGAAAATTAACAGGAGATGCGGTTGTTGATTTTGTTTTTGCACTTTTACCGATTATTCACAAAGGTATTGGAATTTTAAAACAACCATCCGCAGCGGTATGTGAAAGTTTGGCTAGTAAATTTGCACTTTATAACACTAAAACTGTTACAGGTATGAAAAAGTTCATAGCCTCATTAACTCAGGAAGAAAAATATATTTTTAGACAAGTGGTTAAAAATAAAGAAAACCTTGGTAAACATATTGACGATGCGTTAAGAGCACAAATTAAGGCTGCGGGTGTTAAAGCGGAATCATTAGTAAATGCAATTGGTATAAAAGCGGTTGGTGATATCACCCCTAAGTATGGATATTTATTATATAAAGGTATTAAATATACATTAGTACCTGATATTACAGTAATTGAAATCGCGAAACATATAGCTGAAAAGTATGGATTAACTAACGACAAAGAAACAAAATTAGCCAAAGATTTAGAAGAATTTAAAAGTAAGAATCCTGATTGGTTTATACCATTATTAGCCAACATTTCCGATGTTTTGGAAAAAAATAAAGACGCAAATTGGTCAAAAATAATTAATAGTAAATCATATGAAAGATTAGGTGGAGATGAAATTATGATGATGTTAGGACAACTTGATATGTCAAATTGG